CGGCGTGGACCTGCCCGAGCTTCCAGCCGCCGGGGAGCACCGTCGCCATGCGCTTCTCGAGCTCGACCTCGTCCATCGGCTCGAGCGGATCGGCCTCGCCGTTGGGAGGGGCATCGGTGTAGAGCACGGCGGCGAAGTCCGCGGCGGTCTCGGCGGCGGCGATGACCGCCAGCGTGTAACGCCGCAACTGCGCGAACAGTGGCAGCGCCGGCGTGATGTCCGGGATGCCGCGCATCTGCCCGGGCCGATCGGGCCGGAAGTAGTGTAGCACGCTGCTCGCCGGGAGCGTGTCGAACGCCGCTGGATCAGGAGCACCCCCGCCCCAACCACCGCAGTCGCCCGGGTGATGGCGCAGCACGCGGTAGGCGACGGGAAGGCCGTGCTCGTCAAGAACCACGCCATCGACCTCGTTCTCGGCGACCCGCATCCCCACGCGCCAGGGTGTGGTGACCTGTTCTGGCTCGATGAGGCGCAGGTCGAGCTTGACCGCAGAGTTGGTCCCCGGGCTGCTGACCAGCAGCCCGAACGCCTCGCCGCTCTCGGCGCGGGCGAGCCGCATGGTGCGGAGCTTGCCGGGCAGGTCGATCGCCTCGGCCCAGGACTCGAAGAGTTCCTCGACGCGCCGGTTGGCGCTGGCATCGTCGCTCAGCATCTGCAGCCGCGGGCCGGTGCCGATCGTGTCGTTGGCGAGCGTCAGGACGATTCCCTTGGCGTAGGAGTTGTTGGCGACCTCGTAGCGGGCGCGGTTGCGGAGAACTCGCCGGACCTCGGGGCTGACGGTCGCGTTGGGCGAGAGGCCGTCGGCCGCGGCCCAGTGCCTGCGGTTGTCGGGCGTGGTCTGCGCCGAGTCGAACTTGGCGACGACCACACGACGGCCGCCGCGCGACCCGCCTCCATGCGGGTCTCGCGACGCCGCCGGGGAGGGAGAGACCGCTCGCGTCGCGCGATGGGAGGCGGCCCGGCTCATGATGTTGGCGATGGCTTTCAGCATGAGGGCGTGGTCGTCAAACAGAACCGGGAGGAACGAGCTTGGCGAACTTGACCCCGAGGCCGGGCTTCCTCGCGGCGTCCTTGGACGCGAGGTAGCGGTCGGCCTCGATCTGGTCCTTCAGCGAATGCTGCTCGATGGTTTGGCCGTCGACCGACGCCTTGGCGGGCTGCGACGCGTTGTCGCGGATGGCTTGTTCAAGATCGGGAGTCGGGTCGGGCATCGATGAGCGTCCTTGCACCGGGCCGGGGGTTCCGAGAGGCAATGCCAAAAAGCACAACGCCGCACAGGGGTGCAGCCCTGCACGGCGCATCGCTTGCTTGGCTTGGCGGTGCTCGGGGATCAGCCGCTCACCGTTCGCCTCCGGGAACCTCCGGCCAGGATGTCTACACCACGTTGTACGCCGAGAGGAGCCTGTTGTCTCGTCTCCTCACGCCGTCCAGAGCAGATGGTTACGCATATGGAACCGGTGCATCTATCCGATGACACGTTCCGTCGTGATGACACCCTTTCCGCAGTTGCGGCACTCGCGGCGACGCACGAGCCGACCACCCGGCCGCGCGCGGGTGTAGATCACCCGCCATTGTGCGCACCCACACTTGGGACAACGCAGTCCCCGCTGGTCATCAGGCCTTGAAGTAGCGACATCCGTGTGTTTCATCCCCTGCTCCTCTGCAGGTGTGACAGGCGAATGCGCGGGCGTGGGGTCGTCCTCGCATCCGTTCCGAACAGGACAGCGCCGTCGAACGACGCCGCCACCGCCGCGCCGACAAGGCAGTCAAGCCAGTGGTTGTCCAGCCCATCGACGCGCAGCTTCCACTCGTCCACGGTGCGGCCCCGGCCCTCGGTCTTCACGCGGTACTCGCTGGTCAGATGCTCGGCGAAGAGCCGGTGCGACTCCGGCTTGCTGCCGAAGAGCGACAGGCAGCCGGGATCGCCCATGGGCACTGCCAGGCGGGCGTGGACGAACGACTTCCAGTAGTTCGTGTCGAAGACGACGTGCCGCACGGCGCGCTTTCCGGTCACCACGGGCACGCGCCAGTTCAGGCCGATCCGCTCGCCCCGTTTGCGCTTGTAGTCGGAGAACGGGATGCTCGACGCCCCGACGTACCGCCCATGGCTGGGCATGAGGACGCCCGCGAGCGAACTCTGGCGGCAGAACTGGTACACCACGTCGGTGGACGAGCCCCAGTTGGCGTCGATGAGGCAGCGATCAATCCGCACCATCGCGCCGTCGTCACGCCGCCACTCGCGGGCGACCGTCGCGCCGATCAGCCGCTCCAGACCGGCGTAGATCGCCCCCTCCACGCCGGCCCGGGGCGCAGCCGTCGCCAGTGTGCGGCGCATGTCGCGGAGCGTGAAGTACGCAGCCTTCTGATCGGGTTCAGTGCCGTAGTCGATGACGTACCCGGTGAAATCGTCCTCCCACGCGGCCACGAGATAGAACAGCGCCTTGCCCTGCACGTCCACGAACATCGTCAGGCGCGTGCAGCCCAGGGGCACCTGCCCGCGCTGGTGCCCGCTCACCTTCGCCGCGATCTGGTCGGCGCTGAGCAGATCGTCGGTCGCCTGCACCTCCGGCAGCGGTTCGTTCTGGTACTCCGCGAAGAACGCCGCCTCGTTCTGAAGCTTCAGGTTCATCGCGTGCTGGAGCGCCGACAGTTCATCGTGGTTGAACCGCTCCGGCCACGCCACCACCGCGCCCTCGTCCATCGCGGTCCGGTGCTGCTTGTAGAACTCGGTGGCGGCCTTGATGCCCCGGTCGCTGCGCAACCCCTCGGCACGGATCTCTGCGTACCGCTGCCAGAGCGCGTCCCGCGCGGGGAAGGCGTAGACCATCTTCGTCCGCTCGCCCTGCCACTGCGGGTGCTTGTCCCGGTCGAGGATGCGGTCGGCCAGATCGTCGGGGCGAACGACCGTCAGCGTCATGAGGCCGGCGATCTTCTTCCCCGGCCCCGCCAGCCCCAGGATCGCGCCGGCGAGGATTCGCTCGCGGTTGGCGCACTGGGACGGCGAACGAGCGCTCTCGTCGGTCTGCGGGTCGTCGATGAGCACGAGCGACGGGCGAACGCTCACGCCATCGACGCGCTTGTGCTTCATGCCGCGGATGCGCCCGGTGATCCCGGCGACGCGGATGATGGACCCCGACGCCGCGGAACCGGGGATCGTGGGGAGCACGATCTCCCGGGCCGTCCACCCGATGTGCGTCTGCTTCCCCTGGTAGAGCTGCCCCGAGGCCCGCTGGTGGATGCCCTCCAGCGACCGGATCGGGTGGCACACCTCCGGGAAGTCGGCCCCGAGGATCTCGCTGTTCTCCAATTCGGCCTTGATGGACTCGAGCATCCCCGCCGCGTGCTCTTCGTCCGAGCCGACGAGCGCGACGAACTCGCGGTGGCCGTACACGAGCGCCCAGAGGCAGGCGGTTTCGCAAAGACTGGTCTTGCCGCTGCCGCGCGGCATCGCCATCGCAAACAGCCCGCCTTCGAGCACCGCCTGCTCGATCTTGGCGATGACCTTGAGGTGGTCGTCCGACCACTTGAGGTGGAACGTCTGAGGGAAGTACGTCTCGCAGAAGTACCGGAAGTCGCGGGCCGCCCTCTCCTTCCGCGCGGCGTCGGCCACCGTGGGGAGGTCGCCGATGTCCCTCCCCGAGAGCGAGAGCATGGCGTTGCGCTGCCGCGCGCGCTCCTTCATCGCCTCGTATCCCGTGAGCCCCTCGGGCGCGCGGGCGGCTTCCGCCAGCGTCTCATGCCGCGTCGTCACCAGCCACGCGACGTAGCGGAAGAGGTCGACCTTGCCGGCGTCGCCATCCGCGGCGACGCGGAACCCCGCGCGCGTGCGATGGCGGTGGAGCTGCCGCTCGCTGATCACCTCGCCCAGCGGCGTGCTGTTGAGCAGCCGCGCGAGCTCGCCGGGCCTGAGTTGGCGCGGGTCAATCGCCACCACCACCTCCAGAAGCCGCCATCTCCTTCACCAGCCACGCGGCGTAATGCACGAGGTTGAGCGTGCCATCGGCGTTCGTCGGCGCGCCGGCGTCGATGTCCGCGCGGAGCATCTCCTCCATGACGGGCTTGCCCCCGAGGCGCGTCAGCACGCGGGCGGCGTCGGCCACCGACAGCGCGCCGGGGTTCAGCCGGGACATTCCCTGTCCGGCGGGGACGGCACCGGAACTAGGCGCGTGTTCGGGAGTCATCGCGGACCTCCCGGCCTCCGAACTCCCGCCCGGGCGGCCCCGTGTCGGCATGTTTGCCCACAACCGGCAGATTCTCGGCGAATCCTCGCCGAATCGCCTTGCTGTTCGCGGGAACCCACGGCTTCATGTGTCACAACGCGGGGCGGAACCCCGCGAAGGAGAACGCAGCGATGAACACGACCAAGACCATTCCGACAAAGGCCGACCTCGACGCGATGATGCCCGCGCTGCGGGCGCTCGCCAACACCACGCCCTTCGGCTTCGCCAAGGTGGCGCACAGCGTGACGGCGAACCCGGACGTCAGCATCGACCTGCCCACCCCCGGCGGCAGCCCGATCTGCATCAACGCCCACGTCGCCTACGGGTCGGTGTGGGAAGTGACCGTATCGAGCGCTTCCTTCCGCCTCGGCACGCCCGACGAGGTCCGCACCACCGCGGCGGTGCTGAACGTCGCCCACGGCATCGCCGCCCTCCTCGCCTCGATTACCACCGCCCGCTGAAAGGACGACGCCATGAGCACCAAGCGCACCAACATCGACGCGATCACCAAGCAGAAGGCCCTCGACGCCGAGATGGAATGGGCCAAGGTCGAACTGCTGCTCGAGACGCTGGAGACGCGCAAGCGCGACAGCCTCGACATCCACGAGATCCCGGTCTGGTCGATCCGCGACCTGGTCCGCCACGCCTTCGAGAGCGGCTACCGCGAGGGCCTGCACGCGGGCTACCGCCAGGGACGAACCGACGCGGCCCGCGAGGCGGCGGGACGCGAGGCCCCGGCGGGGCCGCGAAACCCCGAACTCCCAACCGACCCGACGAGCTGAAGCCCGCGTGACGCGGGCTTCGGTGTTTACCGGAGACCACCAGCACCCCGAACCCCAAGGAGCACGACCATGACGAAGCGCACCAACAAGACCGAACCCACCGCCGCAGAGACGTACACCGCGCGCCGCAGCGACATCGCCCGCTTGCTCGACGTGCTGGAGATGGAGCTCGACAAGCACGACGAGCGAGCCAAGGCCGACCCGCGCAACTGGGGCCTGCCCGGCAACCTCGGCAAGGTTCGCGGCGACTTGATCGACCTGGTCGGGTTCATGAGCGGAATGGAGCGCGAACGCATCGAAGAGTTCCTGCGCGAAGCCGAGTGACCCCCACCGCGCGGCGTCGCGGGGAACCGCGACGACCCCGCTTCCCCGCCGCAGCGTGCGGCGGGATTCCGCACCAGACAGAAGGAGTTCGACATGGCACGCAAAGGCACGATCAAGAACATGGGCAAGGTCCAGCGTGAGATGAGCGCGGCGTGGAAGGCCCGCAAGGCCGCGAAGGTACCCGCGACGCCCGATGACAAAGCCCCGCCGACGCGCGAGGAGGCCAACCGCCTCGCCGAGCGGGCGGCGGTCACGGTCTTCGGCCCGGCGGTCCTCAACCCCGCCCCGGACGCGAGCCCCGCGATGAAGCGGGCCGTCGGCCCCGGCGGCAAGCGCATCCCCAAGCGCAAGCCCGACGCCACGTCGTCGAGCGCCGCGGCGAAGAAGACGAAGAACACCAAGCCCGCGACTGAGCGGAAGGTCAGCCAGGGGGCGAAGCCCAAGTCCTCGATGTCCTCGCGCGAGAAGAAGCCCAAGCGGGTCAGCGCCCTCGACGCCGCGGCCCAGGTGCTCGCCGCGAGCAGCGTCCCCATGCGGGCCAAGGAGATGATCGCCGCGATGGAGGCCAAGGGTCTGTGGCGCTCGCCCGGCGGCAAGACCCCCGAGGCCACGC